GATTCCGTGTTGACTGGCCCTGACATAAATTCCAAGTGTTCTGAGGCCTATAATAAACTTAGGCCACATATTGAGCAAGCTGGATTGGGCGTAGCTCTGGCGGAAGCCAGAGACATACCCCGCATGTTAAAGACAACGTCCTTTGGTTTCCATAATATATGGAGAGCAATGGGTGGCGTCTCGCATGGCGTGGCAAACCCTTTAATGCGACCTAAAAAGCTCGCAGATCAGTTTCTCAACCAGCAATTTGGCTGGATCCCCTTCATCAAAGACTTACGCGATTTTCATCGCGTTTATGTCAATTCACAACGTTATATCGACCAAGTTAGTCGAGATAACAATACGTGGACGAAGCGGGTCAGAACAATTTGGCACCAGGAGACTTCGACCCCTATTACTAGTGGTATTACCCCAGATATAGAACCCTGGGGCGTATACTACGATAGTATGTGTCGTAATGTCTCCGGGCCTGGTGGTACTGGAACGTCCCACTGGTCCGCGGTCGAGGAGATTTATACTCGACTGTGGGCAGCGGGTAGTTTCAAATACTACAGGCCTGAATTTGATAGGTCCATACCTGGATATGATTCCGGGTGGAACCGCGTACAGCAATTAATGATTCTGTACGGGCTCCGATTGAACCCATCTGTGGTGTACAAAGCAACTCCCTGGTCGTGGCTAATAGATTGGTTTAGCAATGTTGGAAACACGGTTCAACGTGCGACTGACATGGCTTACGACTCTATTGTGTCACGATATATGTACCTCATGCAAACCCATGTGCGGAAGGTTGTTTTGAAACAAACTCTGCACTTTAATAGTGGGGATGTAACGTTGACTTGGTCAAGGGATTCCGAGATCAAGCAACGTCAAGAGGCTACAAATCCGTATAACTTCTGCTTGTCTGCCGGTTTAACGGCACGACAGATCTCTATTCTTGCTGCACTCGGGATATCCCGAAGGTAAAGCAAGAGTAATCGTCTGCTTCTTTTCAAGTTCAGACTTGCTTGAGAGCCAAGTTCTGAATTGAAGCAGTTAACCATCTCATTAACTCAATGGAGGTCAACTACTTTGTTCACAGACCCACAAACTGTTACCGTTAATGCTGTTGCTAAAGTGATGGCAAGAGTACTGACAGAAGGCAAAAAGGCCATCTATCAGCTTGCAGATCAAACGTTTACGTTTACGATCTCGCACCTTGTATCGAACAGTCGTGTTCGGTCCATGGTACGCATCGATCAGCGCGCTATCGTAGCAGATCCGCTTACTGCGGTAAATGACTACGAAACGTTGTCTATCTACGTCGTGATTGATCGCCCAGAAGTGGGCTTCACCGCTGCGCAGGTAGACCAGCTTACAGCCGGTCTTAAGACCTGGCTGGATACGACCGCAGGAGGTAAACTATATGGTCAAGAATCCTAAGATTCCTGCCAATAAGCCCCCCTGGTGGTTAATACTTATGAGTATGACTCCTGAATTTGTTGCTTTAGTGCAACAAATTCTTTTATCGGTGCGCAATGATTCCGATTGGAATTCACCGCCCACTGAGAAGGAGCTACCCGATAAGTAATCGTTGGTATCAGTTTGACTGATGCCTTTTGGGCATCAGTGATGTGGACTTACGTAGCTTCATAGTTTACCCCCAATTAAGGAGGAGACTTGAAAAGGAACGTAAGTGATCACCTAGAGGTTGCACAATGTATCTATATAGATGCTTGTGCTAAGTGCATCGCTGATGTCTCTGATTTACGTGATCTTATAACTATAAGATCACGGGTCGAAAACGAAGGTTTATCGTTTTTAACGATAACGCTTCCCGAATTTTGTAAGGACTTCGAAAGAAGCCTTGCTATCGGGTTTGTAGACTCAACATTCTTCGCTAGTTTTAGGAAGAATGGATCAATCCCTGCTTTTTTGCAAGGTATGATCAGTCTTGTTTTCGACCGTGAGACTGGGAGGATTTTCGATGAAGATAGTCCGCAGTTTTGTAGCGATTTATCAACTGTTGTCGATAGCGTTAGACAAATTTGTCTCACGTTTAAGAAACAGGAGATCGACTGTACGCCCGAAAGGACGACGGCCGCGCTCGCGAACTTCATCTCAATTGAGCAGTCCTTTGAACTGTTTTCAGTGCCGCCAGATGACATCGAAGAGTTTTCTTCGGTATCGTCTATGCTATGGGATAACATGTTGGGCAATTTATGCCTTGATATGCTATCTCCTAGACATGGTCCCGGCGCTACCGCCGAACGTATTTCTGGAAATCAGAAATATGATTGGCAGTATTGGTACGATCGTCTTGAGCCTTTCTTTCCGATAATTGAAAGTTCTTACGTTGTAAGTTCTTTCGAATCGGAAGAATTCAAGAAAGTTGCGATCGTTAAACCAGAAGAGGAATTACCCGTTAGGGTTACGCCTGTTCCGAAAACGTTAAAAGGTCCAAGAATCATCGCTATAGAGCCATGCTGCATGCAATATGCGCAGCAGGCTATTCGACGTCTTTTATATAAGACTATCGAATCAGATTTTTTAACGCGTGGCCACATTAATTTTGTTGACCAGAGCGTTAATCAAAAGCTGGCGCTGATTTCGTCTAAGACAGGTCAATTAGCAACGATTGATCTTTCAGATGCGAGTGATCGCGTACCGCGAGATCTTGCGATGATAATGTTTCGATCAAATCC